TTTGCATGGTCGTTGATTCGGGTGTTGTTATTAGTACTATTATCTGTTATTGTTTAACTCTGTTATTCAATAAAGGGTAGCAGATAAACAAAGCAATTAAGGAAGTTTAATATGCAATATGGAAACAGTAAGGATATGTTCAAAGAGATCGGCATCGTAGATTCGCGACTATTCGCAGTTCGATCGTCGTTGGAAAAATTGCACGAGACATTCTGCTACATGGATCTCGGACAACGCCGGATCTTAAAAGAATGGTTCGATTCTCACGAATCAATCACCGATGCAATCAACGCGTTTGCAGAATGCGAGGAAGGCAATTTCGCCGATCTATAAACCTATCAGGCGCCTTCGGGCGCCTTCATTTGGAAGGAGCAACACATGTACAGAGAAGATGATGATTTTTTTGCCGAGCCTGATCACCCAACACTGGCAGAGTTAGATGCCTATGAAGCAAGAGCGTTGGGTGCTGAGGATCCAGAAGCGCCATGGGTTTTAACGGGTAGAGATACATGGTATCCAAATCCGTATTACACCGGCGAGCCAGTACGTCATCCGTTCGAGGTGATGGAGTCTGAGCTTTTAGAAGATTAAAAAAACCGGCGCCTTCGGGCGCCTTCATTCAATTAAGGGATTGAATATGAACGTTAAAAGATTAGTAAAAGAGATTGCACGGCTAGAAAAGTCGGATGACGTGCTGGCGCTTAAGGCACTCAAGAAAGAGCTGGACACCTTGAAAAAGGCACCCGCGAATGCCATTCGAAATTCGATCGGCGTCAATGAAAAAGGGTTTACCCGATTCAACCATAAGCCTGACAATATGATTGTGACGTCCCGCGATGCTGGCAAGATCATCGGGTCCATCAACTGGGAGGGCCAGCGATGGGACTGGGGTTTAACGGTCCGAACACCGAGCCCAGCGATCCAGAAAGTTGTGACCATCAATCCATTCATCTAATCAATCGGGCGCCTTCGGGCGCCCTTATCGGAGAATCCAAATGAAGTATCAATTTCAAGGCAAGCAATACCCAACCATTCAAGCGATGGTGCTGGCAGTGAACCCGATCATCAATGCATGGTCAGATGAAATGATAGAGCAATTCTACGTCAACAATGTATTGCCATTCGACCGGCGATCAATCACGGAGATCATGAACGATGACAATTAATCGAGCACAGAGAATCGCGCTCCATCGCAAATGGATGCAGAACGACAACGGGATGTCCTACCGGAAGTTTAGGAGGACCATCGTTCCAGGTATCGCGGGAAATTTTTTCATGGTCCAGTGGTCGGGGATGTGGTTGGGCATTGAAGATGATGGATACACTCACAGTTAAAGACAAGGGCCTGAGGGCCCTTTTTTTATGGGCGCTTACCTGGAACAAGTGCCTGCTGCCGGTCGCGCAATCTAATATATAAAAATAGAAAGGTCGCAAGCTCGCAAGCTCGCGCTATATATAAAAGCCTCGAGGTCGCAAGCACCTGTAACCCTTGACAATAGAAAAAAGGTAGGGCTTTTAATACCTGGCGCATTATGGTAGAATTCAACAACCAAGCAATTATATAAGGTGAAACAATGAAAGTATCAGAAGCAAGAGAAAATGTCGGCGGGTTATCCAACCCGTCAAAAATGCCAAGCAAGTCGTACGGTCTACCCGCGCAAGCGTGCAAGGTGGGCGGACAATTGCGAGCGGTCAAAGGTTCGACTTGCGAGAATTGCTACGCTTACGATCGCGGAATGTATGGCTTCCCAGTAGTCAAGAAGGCGCAAGCGCGGCGCCTTGCGACAATCACGCGCGAGGATTGGGCGCCAAGCATGGCGCGAGCAATCAATAAAGATAAGTATTTTCGCTGGCATGACTCCGGCGACATCCAAAACGTCGAGCACTTCGCCAAGATTGTAGAAGTCGCACGCGCGACGCCCGATTGCCTGCACTGGTTGCCAACACGCGAAGCACAAACGGTCGCGGCCTATACCGGCACGCTTCCTGATAACTTGATTGTGAGAGTATCGGCCGCGATGGTAGACGGTCCCAAACCCAAGCGATTCCGGAACACTTCCACCGTTCACGCTCGAACCATCCCCACCAATTCGCATATATGCCCAGCGCCACAACAGGACAATGAATGCGGAGACTGTCGCGCATGCTGGGACAAAGACGTTCCCAACATTAGCTATCACCAGCACTAGGAGAGCAAATGTATCAAGTCAACCTAAGAGACCGAGCCGACCGCGAAAGCGGTTGGTTTGATTCAGAGATAACCGGCACGCACGACCACTGCTATTCGCAAGTCCGCACGCTGTCACTCGACCTGCACTTCGAAGTTCGGATCGTCAAGAAATGAGCCGCGAGGCCGCAAGCACGCAAGCGCCCCTAGGCCGCAAGCACAAGCCGCAGGAAGGCCGCAAGCAGACCCCCTGCCCATGCCCTTACCGACCCCTCAAACGCCCCTCACAGGGCTCTGTGGGAGGGGGAGGGCGCTATTCCCCACAACTTTTACCCACAAAATGGGCGCATTCTCTTAGCACTCTTTACACAGGGTGTTGACTCAACAACCAAGCAAATGATAAGATCGAAAACCCAAAGCAAACTAAAGGAAAAAAGCAATGGTAAACACTAACCTAACCTGCCTTCAAGGCGAGATCCATATTGGATTCTATGACCTCGTTGATATCTTCGGTAATCCTGAAGATGTCTCCTCAACTGGAAAGTCCGATGTTCAATGGGCGATCGAAATCGACGGCGTGGTCGCAACCATTTACAACTGGAAAGACGGTCCCGCATACACGGGTGATGACAGTATCGAAGTCAAACGTATCCACGATTGGAAAATCGGCGGTCATACTCAATCGGCGGTATCCCTTGTGCTTCGCAAAGTTTCAAACTATGTATACGAAGGGATCAAAGTTGTATCGGGAGGTGAGTCATGAGCGCACCTTCAAGAATCTCACTGAAGAACATCAAGCATGCGGCATTCGCATCACACGAAACGCATTGTTTCGAAGCGACTGTCTGCCTTGATGGCGACCGAGTATGCAAGGCAGAGAATGACGGTAGAGGTGGAGCCGATCACTACTACCCATACAGGGGCCAATCAAACGAAAGCTTCGACATCATGATCGTCAAGCTTCGAGAGGCGTGCGCCGATCAGATCAAGATCGAAGATCCAGAAACCTACGAGCAATTCTGCCCAAGGTCAGAAAGCAATGAAGTGGACTACAGCCGTCTCGGTGATACATGCATTGAGATCGTTGTCTGCAACACCCTCAACACCTCGCTCATCAAGAAAGATATCAAGCGATTGATGCGTGCGAAGGTCCAACTGATTGAAGTCTCAAGCGGCAAGATATACGAGATTAAGTCGAAGCCTTTAAAGGAAACCTTAGAGCGGGTGAAGAAGCAATACGAGCCCGAATATCTCGTCTTGAACACGCTGTCCGAAGAAGAACAGTTCTATCACTGGACCAAGACCACGGAGGCTTAAGCAATGGCAAATCTAAAGATCAATGATTTCATCCTAATGATTGACGATCTGGCTGAGGTTCTGCTTGAGCGTGACAGTGTCGAGCTGAGGTATGAGTACGATGCCAAGTTCGATAGCTGGCACTTGGACGCGGAAGGCCAGAGCGATTACGAGGACTACACCGAAGAGGCCGAGGCTATCCTTCGGAAGATTGGCATAGGTCGCGAAGATGACGAGCCCTTGTTCGGATCCGATGTTGACCTTGATCCCAACGTTGACCCCGCAGAAGGGACCATGGGTTGGGAGGGATCTTAATGTTCGAGCAAGAAAGAAAAGCAATTGTGGGTCTCGCTATGGTTGTGATCATAGCGATCGCCTTCCTCTGGGTATCCAACGAAGACTACAAGCACGAAGTCGAGATGGAAAAGCAATACCGCGAGATGGTATGCGCGGGTCACTGGCCGGACTACTGGCAAACCAATCCAAACTGTAAGGGAGAATCATGAAAGTCCTTGACCTCTTCTCCGGCATCGGTGGTTTCTCTCTCGGCCTTGAGTGGGCTGGGATGGAGACCATCGCGATGTGCGAGAAGGATAAATTTTGCAGACAAGTTCTGGCCAAGCACTGGCCGGACATCACCATTCACGAAGACATAAGGGATTTAGATGGGAAAGATTACGAAGGATCAATTGACGTTGTTTGCGGAGGATTCCCCTGCCAACCATTCTCAGTTGCAGGCAAGCAACTTGGAAAGGCAGATGACCGTCACCTCTGGCCTGAAATGTTACGAGTCATCAAAGAGTCAGCTCCCACTTGGGTCATTGGCGAAAACGTTTCTGGGTTCGTCCGGATGGCACTCGACGATGTGTGCTCTGACTTGGAAGGTGAAGGTTACCGAGTCCAATCGTTTGTTATTCCGGCTTGTGCCGTCGAAGCCCACCACCGCAGAGACAGATGCTGGGTTGTGGCCTACTCCGACGAGAATGACCGGCGGCGAAGAGATAGCACCATCTCACAGGAACGGCACACATGGATGGAACATCGGAGCGGCGGTCAAGGACAGTCTCTCGGCGGATCCGATTCGGATGTGGCCGACCCCGAGAGCGAGCGAGTACAAAGACTGCGGTCCTGTGGGCTCGAAGAGTCACACGCATATGGACCAGCGCTCGTACCTCTGTGCGAAGGCGAAGGATTCGGATCGACCTACTGGGAAACTGAGCCCGATGTGGACCGAGTGGTTGATGGGGTTCCCAATCGGGTGGACCGAATTAAATCCCTCGGAAACGCGGTAGTCCCTCAGCTTGTACAAAGAATAGGAGAAATGATCTATGCCGAGCACCAAAGATGACACCATCCTTGACGCGGATGACCCCGCTGCGAGCCTGGAAATTGTTGAAAAAATCGAGAAGCGAGGTGGGTTTCGGCCCAACTCCTCCTTCATGCACAAGGAAAAGAAAGCTCGCAAGTACGATTGCGATTGGTGTGGCATTGAGTTCGCAAGCACACACGTTCGCAACACCAAAAGATTTTGCAGTGATGCTCATCGGTGGAAGGAATACAACCTTGCCCGTAGTTTCGCCGCGAAGAAGCGTCTGACTGACAAAGCTCGCAAGAGTGGAAGCTTCAGACCACCATCAAGGGACGCAAGTGCCTTACTACTCAAAGCAAGAAAAGGAAAATAAGATGACAAAGAAATACAGAACGAAGCAAACCTTGATCGATGAGCAAGAACATCAGATCAAAGATCTTGGATACAAGATAAGGCTTAAGGAACAAATGCTCGAGCACTCCTCTAACAAGATTAAAGAGGAAGCCAGAAAAGTTTCAGACATGGTGTCTCCTCAAGCAACGATCACGGTATGGGAAGATCACTACAGACCGGACACGCCAATAATGCTTCTAGCCACCATTCAACTTTGGGATGAGGTCATCGGCACGGATGCTAGCGGCGAAAATAAGAAAGATCTCCTCAAGGAAATGGATAAGCTTTCCGAAGCTTTATCTGCATTCTACAGCGAATTTGATCAGGAGGTTCGCATCAACATGAGCATCAATCGTTACTAACCTAACCCTCCCCTTCGGTCTCATCTCGAGGCCGGAGGTGGAGAATGTTTGAATTCGCCATGCTTCCCATCCGCTCATTAATTAATATTAACTGTTCGTGATTGTCAGGTATTGCCCAAAAATCTTTATCAAGCAGGGGCTGCCACGTTCCCACGCTCTGGACCTTGGCCTCTATGTTCGGAAACCTAACATTTCGAAAATGTTCAGCGACTTCTTCCGCAGATTCCTTGCATGTGTAATGCCCATCCTTGAACCCAGTACCTACAAGAATAACGTCATAGTAGTCTTCGTGACTGTCATGCACCATCATCTATCTCCTCATCCTCATCGTCATCTTCCCAGAACGAATCATCCTCATCCTCATCTTCAACCTCGTCCTCCTCAAGATCGTCATCACTTACGACATCGTCCTCGACATCTTCAACCTCGTCCTCGAGATCCTCCACCTCTGATGGATCAATCACCTTGGGCGCAAGTTCATTCTTCTCAATCAAAGCCATGAGTCTTGCCTCCACCTCTGAGCGGTCCATCTGATCGATCTTACCGGTCTTGATCTCCTTCTTATCAATCATCAACCCAGCAAGCTTTGCCCGTCCCAGCTCCGCCTGTACTGCCGCACCGTACACACCATCCTCCATCGCCGCATCCCGAATCTTTTGCAGGTCACGCGCAACCTTCTCAAAAGTAATCTCATACTTCCTCTGCTCGAGATCCTTCATCTCCTGAATCTTTCCTTGGATATGGGTATACCTTGGATCGTTCAGCATCTTGGTCGCAGCGACTGCGGGGAATGAGTACCCTGCTCGATGAGCGCATTCGGTATTGGTCAGATCATGATAGACATACAACTGGATGAACCGTTCTTGCTTCGGCGTAAACTTCATCTGCTTACGTCTTGGCTTGTACTGTTCTGGGTTCCTGAGAATGTCCTTACCTGGAGGAATCTTAAAGTCACGCGCTTCGGCCTCACGCATCACCTCTGCGACCTCATGCTTCATCTCACCTGCATCACTCATTTTTAAATCTCCTGCTACAACCCGCCACAAAAATTTTTTATTTTCTCAAGCCCTCTAAGAATACAAGAGAGAGTACACCGATAGGGAGATATTTTTAATATATCTCTCCCTCTCTTTAGAGAGCATACCTACCATACCATCATACCACCCTTATAAATCAATGACTTACGAGGTAGGTATAGTAGGCATGACGTAGGTATGACATATAGTGACCATACCTACCTACTTTCCCTATGTATTTCAAACACTTACCGACTTATCCACAGGGGGTAGGTATGATTTCAGATTTTTCATTTCATACCTACCTAAGTGACCACTAACCTCACCTATTTTGCCTAGAAAATCCATTAACTTTCATCCCTAAGTGTTTTCCCATCACCTGGGATAAGGTCACCCATCTCATCCATCATCGCCACAAAACGCTCCTGCTTTTCTGACCGCAGGGTCGCCAATAGATCCTGCAGCATCTCGGTTGTCACCTTCTTCTTCTCTTCACTCATTGTGTTGCGCCTTCTTTCTGTTATGATTCGTTCTGTCGCGGCATCCCTTAACCGTGACACATACCTTAGTTGCTTTGGGTATAACTACATCGGGGCTCTTTCCGGCGCCTCGGTGTAGTTTCTAAGCAACCTAATCCGTCTTCCCCTTTCCTTCCCCATCGAGCTCCTTCTCGATAAGTATCTGGGCATAGTGAATCACCTTCCGGAGATCATCGACCCCGCCCTTGCTTCGCCACCTACTAATGTACTTCACGATGTTCGCCTCACACCAATCCAAATTATTGGCGAGTATGTACTCGGTTGGTTGGATCATCATCAACTTATAATGATTTCCACCTATCTGATCGTCAAATGCGCTCATTACACCTCCTTCTCGATGTGATCGCTTATCCTCTGAAGCAACACCATCATCCTATCCACCTTCTCGACCATGTCATCGTACTTTTCCATGACCTCCTCCACCTCCCGCTCGTTTAAATCCAGACTAACCTTCAACTTGACTCACCGTTCATTACCATGTACCCCGCTATTACTATGTACCCCTCTGTAAAAAATCTATCTATAAGCTTTTGATCTACTTGAGGGCTAGAAACGCTTTCTTCAAATACAACCATTACCTCATTATCAATACGCGTCTTCTCGCTCATATACTTAGCCCCGCCTTCGACAACATCAGGCACACAATGCTGCAAAAGTGGATTTACGCCATCCTCAATAAGTTCAATCGGCGTTTTGTACAGTCTCCCCTCGTCATCCCCGCAGAAACGACAAAGAACAGAGTGCTTTAAACTGCGATCACCCCAAGCCTTAACAAAAAAAATTATCTCCTTTACTCTATATCCCATAACCTATCTCCTTATTTTTGTGATTCATCTTCCGACTCGACTTCCCACGGTTTCGCTGCCGTGCTCGTACCGAGATAATGCCACATCGCCATGCCCGGTTCTGAATGGGTATGCACGATATGACTTAAGTGTTTCTGAACGTGAGTGACTGCACGCTGACAGGCATTCACACCATTTGCTTTCTTGTGTCGCTTGAGGGCAGTCTTCGCTAAGAACTCCAGCTCTGCCCTCTTATAAAATTCGTTTTCTTTCATCGCCTTCATGACGATTCCCGCTATCTCTACCTCGTCCTCTGCTACCTCTTCATCACTCTTCTTGTTTGGTGTCCGAGTGAAGTCGCTGACCTCCCACAAGCCATCATCGAAGTTGAACAACGATATATGTTCCTGTGGATCTGCTGCGTTACGCGCCTCATAAAAGATATTGATGTTAGGTTTCTCGCCCATCAACTTGATCCCGCTGTCGAACCAACCCGCGAACACCGACCCACCTCGAGCTGACAGGAAGGACCGGTCATCCGCCCTCTCTTTACCCGTATGGTGTGCGATGATTGTCGCCACGTTGTTCATCTCCATGAGCATATCAACCCGATCCAAAAGCTTTCTGATCTCGGTGTTGCTGTTCTCCTCACCATCAAAGAAGTTAATGATCGGATCGATCATCACGATGTCTGGGTTGTGGAACGCTACCTCATCACTGAACGCTTGGATGTCGCTATCCTTCATGAGATTCTTTCTGAGCCGTCCACTGATAATGAGGTTATCAAACCCCATCTGCCGGACCTCATCGTTCGTTGAGAATCTTTGGTAGTACATCTCGACGCGCTGCTTCAGGAACTCTGCAATGATCTCAGCCTGAAACCACATCACCTTGAGCGGTTTGTTGAACGGGACACCCATAAAATCTGTGCCGGTCGTTGCACCTGCCGCGAACGCGCCAAGCCAGTTGGACTTACCGATCTTAGGCTTACCCAACAAGAGCACCCGACTGTTCTCGAAGATAAACTTATCACCCCAGTACTGCTCAATGGTATCGTCCTCCATGGACTGCCACTCAAAGCTACTGAAGGGTACTAAACCAAGGGGTCCTGAATCTGGTTTTTCAGGGGTATCAATAGGATCTTCTTGCTCCTGGATCTCCTTCAGATCTTCGGTCAATCCTGTGTGCCACGTTGATGTGTTCCACTGGTTGATGCCGCTCTCAGCTAGGTCTGGGTTCCGCTTGATATGCCCTTGACATATAGACATAACTGTTTTAGTTGCTTCGACCAAGTCCATCGGCGGTGAACAGCTTTGATTCCAGTCCTGCGCCTTGATGAGAACTTCCCGAAGACCCCATCCTTCTTTGATCCACTTGCCGACCAACCGTGCGAGGGTGTCGTTGCGACTACCTTCGACCTTCGGATCCTCGGTGAGCTTCTCTCTGATGCTTGGGACTTCCCCAGTGTTGGGATCGACAGAGTTAAAGCCATGGATGTGTTGCAGGTCTACACCCGACAGCAATGGCAGATCATCAATTGATGTTACGCCATAGGATTGCTCACACTCTAAGCGATAACCTACGCTGGGCGCGATCATCACATACCCGCCATCACCACGGACATCGATCTTATTCTTGCCGACACTGTTTCGAATGTCATCGGGTCCGAGTGCGTAGAAGTAATGGGTGCCACCTCGAGGCGTTATCTGTTTAAGCGGTGTGCGCGTAATGCCACCAGACTCTATCCATGTAACGGCTTCGTCACTGTCTGCATCGACAACGGCAAATGCTATGCCGGTTATGACAGCCCAGTTTGCTTCAGGGTATTGTGAATGCCACTGCTTTATTTCTTCTTCGCTCGGTTGAATGGTTTGATAGTGCGTCCATTTAACTCGAGGTGTCTTCGCCCATTTTGCTTTAAGCGCATCATCGGTATCGAAGGGATGCCGACTGCGAAAGTACTGCGGTACTGTTTCTTTTGGAGAACCACACGGTATGACATGGAAGCCAAGCTCCCACATTGCATGCAGCCAATCAGCTTTATGATCAGGCTCTAGATTTTCTCCACAAAATTTCTGCTGGAAAAAATGCATATCAATCCACCCTTGCTATTCGCCTCTTTGATCCGTCTTCCCGCGCCGATTCAATCTTGTAATCAATCGACTTCGCTGCTTGCCTGATTGATCTCAACTGCTGTAGCTTAGGATCGTTCGACTCATCTATGGTAAAAGAATCACCGACATCCAGCCGAAGCAGTATCTTCTGCCACCTACCTGGGCCACGGGTCTTGCGACCTACGCCCACACCTTTTTCAATTACGATATCCACTGTGCCACTCCTTGTTGTTTGTTCACCCGATCATACTCCAACACAAAAGAGATAACAACCTAGTAAAAAAGTGTTGCTTTTATCTTGTGGCTATGAGAAAGTTTGTTTCGAGAAGAGAGAAGGAGTGTGTAATGCAGTACGAAGAAGTCGTAGGTCTGTTAGTCGCTGCCAGAAAGGTAAAGGTGGAGATCGATAGTAAGATAAAGCGTTTAGAAAGAGAAGTACTAGAAACAAAATTTGCGAATGACGCTGTTCAGCCGATACGCAATCAGGGAGGTGAGCGCACCGTAGAAGGTGTGACTTTTGAGATCAAACGTACCTACGTTTGGGATCAAGAACTCTTAGCAGAAGCGTTAAAGATGTACCCTTCTGTTGAGGATTGGCCCTCCTTTGTAACCCCCGTCAACGAAGTTAAAGTCAACCTGACTAAGTTTAAGCAGTTTTGTCTGGACCATGCAGACCATCCGCTTTTACCTAAGATTCATGGTGCGATGTCAGCTAAGTTTGGCGACCCTAAAATCAAAGCAATAAAGGAGGTATGACATGTCGTTACTACAGCAAGTAACTACGGCACGGGAAGTGATTCCCGACGAACCATTGCCGCCGGTCAGGATTAATATCCAAGGCACGGACGGTATTGGTAAGAGCACGTTCGGAGCAGGAGCCCCCAACGTAATCTTTATACAGGCAGAGGATGGCCTGAACTTCATCGAGGGTGTGGCAAGGTTTCCGCTTGCCAATGAGTGGAGCGATATCATTAGCCAGATCGCAACGTTGGCCAATGAAGATCACTCTTATAAGTCATTGGTGCTCGACACCACGGATGCCGCAGCCCTTAAGACTGAGGCCCATGTGTGTGAAAAGAATGGCTGGGATAGCATTGACGCGCCTGGATTTGGCAAAGGTTTTACCGCTGTCCGAGAACAGTGGGTCAAACTGCTAGATGGTTTAAACTTTTTGCATCGGCACAAGGCAATGAACATCATTCTCTTGAGCCATGTTGCGATCAAGCCATTTAACGATGCGGTTCATGAGTCTTATGACCGGTGGGAAATGAAGTGCAACAAGAATGTTAACGCACTCATTAAAGACTGGGTGGACTTTAACCTTTTTGCAAACTATCAGACGGAAACGATCAAGGATGGTAGCAAAACACGCGGTGTTTCATACGGTAAGCGAGCCTTGCATACGCAATTCGCCGCCGCATTCGATGCCAAATCAAGAGTAGCATTACCTCCTAAGATTGATCTTAGCTGGAATGCATTCGTCACTAGCTATGCAGATGCCCTGCAAGCTTCATCTTAATAAGTAGGAGATTCCAATGGGAATATTAGATCAAGGTATTGACTGGAGCGCAGTCGAAGTAGGCGGTGGGATGACGGACAACGGTCCTGTCCCACCAGGTGAGTACATCGTTGAGGCGGTCAAGTACGAGGAGAAGACCTCGAAGGCAGGTAATGTTTTTCTTGCGTTTGAGTTCAAGATCCTCGGGCCAAGCCATGCAAACATGCGCTTGTGGGAGAACTTTGTCATCACCGGCAGTTCAAATGTCGGCAAGGCTCGGCTTAAAAGCTTCGTTTCCTCTGCCGGTGGCGATGTGAATCAGGTTCTCGGGTCCGCCCTTGTGAACTCTGTGATGAGCACGCCGGTCAATGTTGTGACTGACATTGAGCAGTCTAAGAATCCAGAGTATCCGGATCCCAAGGCTCGCATTAAGAGCTTCTTGCCACCCAGGGTACCACAGGCACAGCCTGCACAACCCGTAGCACAGCCTGTTGCACAACCAGCAGTCCAGACTTCGAACTGGTCAGCGTAAGAAATGCACCCTGAAAAGGGTGAAAAGGGTGAAAAGTATTTAAGAAGGCTTGACCTGACGAAACTTTTCAAAAGACTTGGGGTATAAAAACCTTCTTACACTGGCTTGATCCACCAGTAGTCGCAACGGATCACCCCTTATTAGGAGAGATACATGGACGAGATAGACCAGATAGAAATAACCTTTAGCAATGAGGAGATGGAAGCTGTTTATGAGAATCTAAAGTATTGGCTTAGGGCCATGGTCGAAAAAGACTACACCTTAGAAGCTATATCAGAGGTCATGAGCACTTACTCACTCATACACGCATACACATTCGCTGATCATGAGAGCGTTGATAAATCGATTCAAAGTATTAAAGAGAAGGTTTCAGTCAACTTGCTTAACGGCATAACAGGAGAAGGAATAGTTCACTAATGGAACTCAGAAACTACCAGAAAAAAGCTTTAGACAAAGCTCTCTGTTGGTTAGATAAGAAGATTACAAACCCACTCATCGTGCTCCCTACCGGAGCTGGTAAGACCGTTGTATTCACTACGCTAATCCAAGAGCTTTACAATCGGAATCCCTCTAGCAGATTCTTAATCATTGCTCACCGGCAAGAACTCATATCACAAGCGGAAGAAAAGCTTCTAGCAGTTTGGCCGAATGCACCCTGCGGTGTGCTCGCTGCAAGCTTAAAAAGATTTGATAACACCGCGCCAATCATAATCGCCAGCCGAGATACGCTGGCCTCTAGGACAAGGCTTGATAAATCATTGCCGGTTGACTACATCATCATCGATGAGGCCCACCATGTAGGCCCAGACTTGGATAGTAGATACCGGAAGATCATCAATCACTTCGAAGAGATCGGGTGTCCAAAGGTCTTGGGTGTAACCGCTACGCCATACCGGATGGGGCAAGGCTACATCTATGGGAAAAAGGATCACTTCTTTGAGGGCATTGCCCACTCAGTAACCATCCCTGAGCTCATCAAGGATAAGTACTTGTGCCGGTTGTCAGCGTTTGCTGTAGCCAAGGAAGCTGTCATTGATGCGAGCAAGGCTAGGCTTAAGTTTAAGGGCGGTGATTATCGTGAGTCAGATCTAGAAGAGCTGGCAATGGTCGATAAGACTATTTATAACATCATTCAAGACTGGCTTGAGAAGGCTTATCTCAAAGGCAGAACCAGCACTGTATTCTTTTGTGTGACCGTTCTTCATGCTCAAAAGATGTGCATGTTTCTAAGACGCTCTGGTATCAGGGCTGCGTTTGTGACAGGTGAAACGCCCAAGGCTGAAAGGCAAAGTATTCTTGACAGCTTTGAGCGGGGAGATATTAACGCGCTTTGTAATGTCGCGGTCTTGACGGAAGGTTGGGATGCGCCAAGGACTGATTGCATTGCGATCCTACGTCCGACCAAGTCGCTCGGGCTCTATGTCCAGATATGTGGCAGGGGTATGCGTACCTGGCCTGACAAAGAAGATTGCTTGCTTCTAGACTACGGCGGCAACATGGACCGGCATGGTTGCATTGACACTGCAACACCAAAAAGATCAGCAACAATAGAAGGAAATGCGATTTGGATCTGCAATGAATGCTTTAGTGTCAATGACATTGAGTACAGCCATTGCATTGCGTGTGATGCGGCCAAGCCTGTCGCAGAAGAACTTCCCGAATTAGATTTAATGGTTGGGGCTAAACCAGGGCCAGGTGGTCCGCCAGACTTGGTTGAAACAGACGAATCTGTTGAAGGGTATGTCCTTTCAGATGAGATCCCTGAATCAGCAAAGTCTGTTTACAGAACAGACACAGTGACTTCGGTCCTCGCCAAGAAGAAGATCTCAAAGAATGGTAATGCTTATCTTAGCGTTGACTTCTCATGTCAAGGTGCTTACTGGCCTCAGTCAACCGCGCTCATGGTGGGTATGTACGGTAAGGCCGGTGAGATGGCAGCTATGAAGTGGAAGATCATGTCGAACCAAAACATTTATGTCCCAAGAGATATAGATGAAGCTGTTAGGCTAATCAATGAAGGGGGCGCCTTCGACGAAGTGCGCGAAATAAACTTAAAGAAAGAGGGGAAATACTGGAATGTTATCGGCATCAATATTTAACAGGATAGATGAAGTTATCTCAGAGCAGAACGACAGGAACCGTGGACACATGGGGTTCAGTGGTATTGGCGATGATGATGAGAGAAAGATTTGGCTCAACTTTCATTGGTGCTTAAGCTCCAGCTTTGACGGCAGAATGCTTAGGCTCTTTGATCTGGGCAATCGGATCGAGGATCAAGTCGTTGACTACATCAAGAGCACCAATGTCATTGGCGTTTCTCCGGTTGACAAAGATGGCAAGCAGTATCGTGCAAGCGCCCTTGGCGGACACTTCTCTGGTTCCTGCGATGGGTTTGTCAGAAAGGTTCTGCCAGAAGCAATGGAAGAAGTTCTGCTGCTCGAGGTCAAGAGCGCCAACGACAAACGGTTTAAGGAACTGTGCAAGCTGGCCGACTATCAGGGATGGAGTAAGACATATCAGTGGCAGATCCACTCTTACATGGGGATCTTTGGTGTCAAGAAGACGCTTGCTGTGGTGGTCAACAAAAACAACAGCGAGATCTACTCTGAGATCATTGACTACAACCCTGAGATCTGGGATCAGGCACAGGAGAAAGCCAAGCGGATCATCGCTAGTGACGCGCCAGGTGATGGCATGAACGAAAAGGATTGGCGATTGAAGAATGAATCGTCGGTGTATCGAGATGTCTATCTTGGCAAGCGACTACCAGCGTCCGTTAACTGCCGGAACTGTAAGAGTTCTAAGGCGATCACGGAGTCCAATGGAGCCGTCTGGCGATGCTTTAGGTTTGGCAAGAACCTTACACTCGATGATCAAAGGAACGGCTGTAAGGACCACCTATGGATGCCTGCTCTGGTTCCTGCGGATCATCTGCCAGAGAAGAGCACTGAGGATAAGATCGCTTATCAATCAGGAATAGTTGTGTTCTTTAATACGGTATCTAAAGGGCTTGACAAACAGTCATTTAGCAGTCCCGAATTGCGAGAACTGTCGAAGGCTAACTTCGATCCTGATTTAATGATGGGGCCTAATCACATTCGGGAGAACTTTGATGCTGAGTTCGTAGCTGTGCATGTGATGGATGAGGATCGGATACCGTTCTAGCTGGCCATTCTCTTGGGTCTTTAATGATGTGAACAATGACGCCGGGGTGGAGTGCTTCGACCAGTTTCTTTTTTAGGGAGAAGATCTGGGTCACGATGCCCTTGGTGTCTTCCACGACATACTGGTCCTTGCACCAGTACCTAAAGTCTGCGATGTACTTGCAGATCTTCTTGCCTTCGACCACGCAATGATAAGGAACCTGGACTTCGACCTGTTCGATCTCGCCATCTTCCTCTTTGCCTTTCAGGATCTTGTATCTTGCAGCTTCAAGCTTTGAGTCAAACTTGATGCCATCGTACTCTACCTTCTGAGCAAAGTATTTTCCGGTCTTCTTTTTACGTTGTGGTAACAATAGATTAGGAACCCATTAGTTTATCTAATTCTATATCTCGCAGTGCTTCTATGCCACGGTTAAATAATGATTGAGGTGGCGGAGGTGAAGGCGGTGGTACAGCACCAGGAATAGGTGGCGGCATGATGGAGCCCGGAGGTTGTGCCATCTGTTGTTGTCTTTCTTCAACAGCTTTTGGCGTGTATCTCATCTTAGAAAAATCTGCAAGACTAGATCCTATAGCCGTCATGTCAAATGGGTTTGAAACTTTATTGCTATCGCTTCTAATAGCTTCTGAAATTGTCTGACTGCTTGGGAAGAATGGAACAAATTGTTTTGCAAACAGTTCAGGAATATGAGGCGTCTTGGCTTTAGATAAAGACTTGTAAATACTAGGCTTATCAATGCCAAGTTTTTCTGCATCATCGATAGCAACGCTTAGGTCTCGCAATGCTTTAAACCTTTGTTCGTTAGCAAGAATATAAGCTTTAGTTACAGCCGAAGCTTCGACTTTTCCTCTAGACTTTGCGACCTGGTTAAAGATCCTAGAGGCTTCTCTTACCTGTCGAGCGGCTTCGTACCCTCTATACTGTAGGGTTTTTTCTATATCAAGCTTAATGGTTTTAACACCGCTTAAAGCTTCAACAAACTTACCCGCAGCATCAATCCTAACACCTCTTTTGTTAACACCGGACATTGCGTCTGCGCCCAAAGCCTGACCTATGGCCCTTGGAAAATCCTTTACATCGTAACCAATATAAGCCGGACTAGACACATCTCCCTTAAGAGATATTGGGCTTATGCCTGGAGTTAAACCTTCTGCAAAATGAGCGAATCCTTTTGAAACCTTTAACCCAAGTGGGTCCGCATCGTTATATATCTGACCGCCATAAGCGTTTTTGTTTCGTCCAAGATTTAATATTTTTTCAGTAATAATTGACTCACTGAAAAACGGAGAAAAGAACTCACCACTACTTTCCCAGGCTGCATCAAGAGCTATATTTGAAAGATCTTTTTCTGCTGTAATGCCATTATTAACAGCATTAAATGCAGCTCTTGCTGGCTTAGTAAGATAGTCGTATGGGTTTGTGTAAGAAAAATTGTAAACCTCCGTGACATTGCCGTCCTTGTCAGAAGCGATTGGTATAAGTGTTGCATTCTTTTCCCAATCTTGAGCAAAAGATCTTTTAAAAGCATCTACTTGTTCTTGTGAAGATCCAGTGAGCATCATTGCAGAAGCGGAAAGACCGCCAGCTATGCCGCCATCTACAGCTAGACTTCCCATTAAACGCCTCATGCCAATAGATCTAATCTCTGGAGATTCGCTTGCTAATTCTTTAATCGACCGACCAATTACGTTTCCGCTGGTTCTGATTATCTCAGCAGGAAACGCAATGAAGTTTCCTAAAGGAGCTTTTCTTAAAGTTTTAATGAACTCAGGAACCCTAGCGTAGTTAGGCACTGTATCCTTTACGATCTCGGCAGCTTCTCTTTGAAGAAAGTTTTCAAGTTGATCGCCCTTAAGCTGACTTGGCGTTAACCCAGACTGTTGCAAATCAATAATGTTTCGAGCATCGGTTACAGGTATGTTAGTCGGGCTCTTGCTAAAGGCATCTCTTAGTCTGCCAAGCTCCATCTCATAGCTATATATTTTCCAAACATCATCAGATCCTTGGTATAACTTTCCAGAAAATCTGTTTTGAGTGTTCTCCGCTGCGCTAAGAACTTTTCTCATGATGTTACCACCAAGCACGCCACTCTTGGCCTGCAAAGCATCCTTGAAAAGACTTTCAAACTCACCCATTTTTGCGTTGGAATTAACAATTCCAAGCTCAATCATCTTTCTGTAATACTCATCAATGGCTTGTTTTGAACCGGCCTTGGCGTTACTTCTTGGAAGACTTAATCCTTTATCAATACTTCCTGGAAGACTTAGTCCTTCACCAACTTTTCTTTGGCCTATTTGACTTAAGACTGTTTGCATGGAGTTTAATAACGTTTCGCCATTTCCAAAATTGCCATTCTTTAACGCGAAGAAAGCTGCAGTCGTAGCGTTTCTTATCTGGGTAATAGGACTGTAGACCGTCTTTGCAACCTGGGACATACCTTTTATCCCGAGAAAGGTTGCATACAGTTTATTTAAAGGGCCATCTCCCAAGGTTGTTTTAGCATCCTCAAGGGCTCTTAAGTAATCTTTCTTGACGTACTTTCCTGCAAGTGGGCCAAACCTCATCTTCATTGATTCTGTTATTTCTCCAGTTGGATCTGGCGAACTAAAGCCAATCCTAGAGTAAGCACCAAGGTCTTCTGGCCGAGTAATCTGAACGTTATCAAGTATGAACTTGCTTTCAGGAGGCAAAGAATCATTGTACTTAAGAAGATTTTTAAAATAACTTGCTTGAGACAACTGCTTTGATATCACATCAACAGTTTCAACGGCTTTAGTTCTCAACCCAATCCTTTGTTCTTCTAAACTTCTTTGCCTAATGACGCCATCTTCGTAAGAAGTTCCGTCCTTTCGGACTCTTCCGATGACATCAGATCCGCCAGAGTATTCTCCCAAGAAGTCTCTAATAGCTGGAAGATTATCCAACTTCTTGTTTTTCAAAACTCCTTGCTTTACACCCTTTAATGTTTCTTCTTCAAACATCATGTTAGGTTTCATCTTTGCATTTGAAAACTGAACGTTACTTCTCATAACGTTTAGTTGAGATAAAGCCTGATCCGGAGTTAGCTCATCACCCGCCTGCCTGCTTGCTTCAATTATCTCTTCTTGAGCTGCTTTTATTTGTTCCATGCTGGGAACATATTCTTGAGAAGACTTAATGGTTCTATAAAGCCTAGTGCCATAATATTTTTGGTTTGTTTCCCCAATAGCTTTTACCAAAGCCTTGTTAAGATCTGGATCAAGGAACTGATCTTCTTTTGAAAGAGATGTAGAAAGATTGTCTATATACCCTCTGAAATCTTCAGCTGATCTTAAAAGACTGTAATCTTTTTTGCCGAACAAAGACTTCATATCAGATGAAGCTATCTCTTTATCAAGGCTTTCAAGAATGCTTCTTCCTTGCTGTCTGACAAGCTCTCGACTTACAGTCTTACCGCCTATCGTTCTGGGTTCAGCAAACATAAAGTCATTGAGAGCGTTTAATGCATATCTTTCATCTTCAGCGTTAAGCTTGCCAGCCTTCTTTAACGACTTTAATCCATTGTCTATTTCTTCAAAGCTGTTTCTTGCAAACTGATTGTCAGAAGATACTTGCTGCAACTTTATAGCATCAAGCTGCTTTGCCACTTCATTTGGCATTTCGCCCTGAAACGTAAAGTTATTCTTTAACTTAGAGTATGCCTTATCAATCATTCTCTTTCGAAGTTGAGGATTTTCTAATCCCGAATTAACTCCAGTTAATTTGTATAAGGTTTCCTTATCTTTGACTGCACTCAATGCGCTTTCAGCTTTTTGAGCAGCCTTCTGAGCCATTGAAGTTCTTGAAACTGCGTCAGCAGTAGCGCCAATTCCAGCGCCAGCTAAACCTAGAATTTTTGGAGCACCAAGAACTATAGCTGCACCTTCAGCAGCAACCTTTAGCCTGTTGGTTAGTTCTGCAGCAGCTCTTTCAGATCCTTCTAACTGATCCGTATCTATTCTTTTGGTAGGTCCTCCATCAAAAAAGTCACCTAGAGTCTCAACGTCAGGTGTTGTTGCCAGTACATCAGCAGCGCCAAACGCGCCAAGTTGTCCTGCTTTACCTAGCTTGTATGCTTTGGCAGCTTTTGCAGCTAGTCCGCCTGGAACGGCGAACTGAGTAAGAAACTTAACAGCTTCACCTAAGCCGGTTGATGTTGTTGGCTTGAACTGCGAATAAAACTCTCTAACCGTTTCTGCTTGGTTTGTTTCTCCATCAGAAACGAAATCAATTATCTCCGCAGGGAAGCTTGCAAGTCCTTCAACCCCGCCAACCAATCCAGCGCCTATGGCTCTAGCTATTTCTCCTGGAGCGGAAACATCTTCTTCACCAAATTCAACTGCTCTTTCCTGTATAGGATTGTTGTCGTAAAAATTTTGAGCAGATTTTAAAGCAAAAGCTTTATCATCCGTATCGACATCAACTGATCTTCCGTCAGGCAAATCTACAGTAATCATTAGGTTGCGGAAGCTCCTGGCAATGTGACTCTAGTTTGAGATCCCACACCAGATGTACTAGGATCTGCCTTTTTCTCTCCTCCATAAGCAGAATTTACAGTATCTTCTATTTGTTCAACGGTCCCAGGCTTAAGTTGACCATTTGCATCAACTAACAAAGGGTTTTTGTAAGCGGCTGTAAACAAGCTGGCCCTGAAGGCTTCTTTACCGTCTGAGGACTTCAGTAAAAGACTTAAAGCTTCTTCGTCTTTTATTCCTGGGTTTATAGATTTTATAAGCTCATAGTTCTTTTCCATAGCCGTCTTGCCAGCCTGCTCATAATTCTTAAGCTTGGCCTGCTCAATCTCATAGTCTCGCCCGCCTTCGTATACATCAGCAGCAAAGCTTCTAGGCACAAAGCCTTCTGTCGGCTTAGAGGCTCTTATCAAGCCAGCTCGAAGCTTCTTATCGGCAAGAAGACCGCCAACAACATCACCAGCTTTAGAAAGAAAGCTGGGTTCTGGCGGCGTTGGTGGTGGTTCCGTTATCGAAGCTTCTGCAGCGGCTTGGGCATCTATTGTAGCTTGGGCAGCAGCAGCCGCTTGAGCATCTATTGCCGCTTGATCTACAACTTCTTCATCGTCGCCAAGAAAGTTTGCGGCAGTAAGTGCTATTCCCGCTCCTCCGCCAACTGTTCCGGCGGTTAATGCAGCTTTCTGTTTTGTTGTCAGTGGCGGCTTGGCTAATGCTTCTATGCCGCCTCTTGCTGCGCGTGTACCGCCTGCTGCTGCGGCAGCTCGCTCCGAAGAAGAGGCCATAGGGATTACATTTCCAGAACGATCAAGAGGTATGCCTGGGTCTTGCATCTCGACATCGGGTCTATCTCCAGATCTAACTCTTGGTCTAGGAGCGCCAGGATCAAGCATCTCTATACCACGCCTAGCACTAGGATCCATCATCGGAATATCGGGAGGAATCAAGTCATCTGCGCTTCTCATAACATCATCTTGAACGTCAGGAATATTATCAAGAGGGCTCCTGCCTCCTGCACCAAGAGATTGTTCAGCACTTCTAATAACATCATCTTCAAACTCAGGAATATCATCACCAGCTCTTCTTACATTTGCCGGTGACAAAACCCCGCCCATATCATCTATTCCTCCCTTAAGACCAACACTGCCTTGTATAAGGTCCTCGGGAAGATCAAGACTTCTTGCATCTTCAGCGTCAATCTCGCCCCGCTTCAACGCATCAAGCGTCTTTTCAATCCAAGGGCCACCTGATTTCTTAAGGAAGAGTATGCTATCGATTAAAACACCGCCAAGAGATCCTCCCGCAAACTTAGGAACGATTGATGCAATGCCACCATTCGCAAATCCTTGCGCGGCCATTACCTGGGCGGCAAAGTCATCGCCATATGATTCAGCGACTCTTGCTCTAATAGCATCAGGATCTGGCTTCTGTCGAAGGTTGCTAATAGCACTAGCAACCTCCATAACTTCATCTGAAAACTGCGGTTCTTCATCTTCAAATAACCTTGGAACTTCTCCGGCAAGCCTAACGCCTTCAAACGCCCCAGCAGATTTAGCACCTGTACCGGCGGCGTCTTTTAAGGTGTCAAACTTTTCCATTTGATTTACAAGCTTGGATCCTTTGACGCCAGCCTTCATTAGTTTTGCAGCAGCATAGGCTGGCGGAAACGAAAGAAGCCCCATGGTCATATAATCAAGAGGGTCTGACGGATCAAAGATAATGTTAGTCAAGTCTCGAAGGTTCATTCCAGAACCTTGCTCAGTCTGCTCCATAGAGAAGAAGTCTTCAGCAACAAGACCGCCATCTTCAAACCCTTGAACAGGCGCAACACCCGCCATGATACCGCTACCTTGGCGGGTCTGCGGTGTCTGAAACATAGGACGGTCATAGATTTCTGGACGGTACATCATATCTTGTCGGTTCATGACTTTATCCTCCCTGGTTGTTGCGGTTTTGATATTGATTATAAAAATCTAAACCTTGGCCTGCTAATCCTAAGTAACCACCAATCTTAGCGGCTGTGCTTGGATCTTGATAAGCCCCAACTTGATTAGACTGAGTACCATACCCGCTTGAGTATGTTGGCAAGTATCCAGCCAATCCGCCAAGCATTTGCTGGCCACGCTGTAATCTCATGTACGGCTCATCAGCCATCTGTGTCGCAGCAGTATACTGATTGCCATAAGCGCGATCCTGAATGCCTCGACCAGTCTGTCCAAGCCCTGCCATGGTTCCGATCTGACCTGTAAGCATGTTGTATCCTTGCTGACCAAGTCCGGCAATACCCGCAGCGCCTCCTCGTTGTGCAGATCCACTTGCGCCGTATGCATTAAGGGCGGTCCCATACTGTTGTTGCGTCTGACCAAACATACCACTTGCTGCGCCTTGCATCCTACGCATTTGGTCTTCATAACTGCCCATGCCCATCTGTTGAGCTTGGCCGTACTGAGAGGCCATGCCTTGACCAATGTCTGCACGTTGGCCAGCAGCGCCTATTTGAGCGCCAATACCTTGCATGCCAAGCTGACCACGTTGAGCAGCAGAGCTACCGATATCTCTACCAGCTTGCATCCCAGCCTGACCTTGAGATTGAGCCGTGCTAAATGCTTGTTGACCCAACCGCGCTTGAAGTTCCGCTGTAGAGATACCCAATTGAGCGGCTTGATTGGCAATGTTTGCTTGAGCTTGCTGGCCCTGCGTACCTGTTTGGGCTCTTTGGAATGCGCCTGTTTGGCTCATCTGTCGGCCTTGCTGAGTAGCAGCTTGACCTTGACCCGCTAGTTGAGCGCGTAACTGATCAGTGCTGATTCCAAGATTAGCGGCACGTTCTGCTAACTGAGATTGAGTTTGTGAGCCTGATATACCTAACTGAGAACGATCTAATGCTCCTCTTTGAGCCATCTGCTGTGACGACATTTCTGCTTGTTGGCTTTGACCTGATAATTGAGATCTTAATTGATCGGTACTAATGCCTAAGTTAGCTGCTCTTTCAGCAAGTTGAGCTTGATTCATTTGCCCAGTCATTCCTAACTGAGAACGATCTAATGCTCCTCTTTGCGCCATCTGCTGTGACGACATTTCTGCTTGTTGACTTTGACCTGATAATTGAGATCTTAATTGATCGGTACTTATGCCCAAGCTTGCTGCACGTTCTCCGAGTTGAGCTTCGTTCATTCGACCTGTCATGCCAAGCTGCGCTCTATCTAATGCTCCTCTTTGCGCCATCTGTTGAGAACTGGCTTCAGATGCTTGACCTTGTTGAGCCATCTGAGATCGTAATTGATCAGTACTAATTCCAAGGTTAGCTGCTCTTTCAGCTAACTGAGATTGAGTTTGTAAGCCTGATATACCTAACTGAGAGCGATCTAAAGCTCCTCGTTGAGCCATCTGTTGTCCAGCCATTTGTGCAGCTTGACCTTGACCTTCTAATTGAGATCTAAGCTGATCAGTGCTAATACCAAGGTTTGCCGCTCGTTCAGCAAGCTGACCTTCGTTCATCTTGCTTGTCATACCAAGTTGACCGCCCTGGAATGCGCCAGACTGAGCCAGCTCTTCCGCAGATAAGCCTAAGTTTCCTGCCGCTTGTGCTGCTTGTAATTGAGTTCCTGCGCCAGCTTGGCCAAGGGATGAGGTCAGTTGTCCAAGGTTTTGCTGACGGCCTTGAGCTTGCTCAAAGGATTGCTGCGCTTGTTGCGCCGCTTGCTGATAGCCTTGAGATCTTAATTGAGCACCAGTTTTAGCCTGCTGCTGCAAGATATTTCTACCGATCTCAGCTTGCTCAATGCCGCCTCTAGATCCACCAAAAGCACCAGATTGAATGGCTTGAGCTTTTGCCTGTTGCCTCTGCTTGTTACCAAGCCTTTCAATCTCTGCCTGTTCAGCATCAATTACGTTTTGAGTATACGGATCCATAAACCTATCAATAGTAGATGGATCAAATTGAGCGCCAGTTCCTTTTAATGCAGCTATGCCTTCTTGAGCGTATTTTCTAGATGATTCGCCAGCACTTTCTAACTGTCTTCCAGCTTGAGCTGTTTGAGCCCTTGCCCTTGTTGTCGCCTCTAAAGCTCTTTGTTGAGCCGTTCCAACTTGAGAACCTATACCTCTTGAAGCTGCAGCTATCGCTGCCTCTCCCTGTCGAGCGCCTGCACCGGCTTCTTTTCCTATTTGCCCCAGCCGAGAAGATAATGTGTTGGCAGAGCTTATAGCCGCTTGTTCTGCGGTAGTTGCTTGAGCTTGTCCTCTTAATACCTCGGGTCGAACATCTCTTAAGGCGCTTTGTATTTGAGCCTCTCCTTGTCGAGCGCCTGCTCCAGCTTCTCTACCTATGGTTCCAAGCTGTGAAGAAAGACTTTTGGCAGATTGAATGGCCGCTTGCTCTGCAGCAGTTGCCTGAACTTGACCGCTCAAAACTTCTGGCCTAATCCCTCTTGAAGCTGCAGCGATAGCTGCCTCTCCCTGTCGAGCACCTGCACCAGCTTCTCTACCTATGGTTCCAAGTTGTGAAGAAAGACTTTGAGCAGAGCTTATAGCCGCTTGCTCTGCGGCAGTTGCTTGAGCTTGTCCTTTTAAGACTTCAGGTCGAACACCTCTTAAGGCAGATTGAATTTGAGATTCACCCTGCCTAGCGCCTGCTCCAGCTTCTCTACCGATAGTTCCGAGCTGTGAAGAAAGACTTTGAGCAGATTGAATAGCTGCTTGTTCTGCCGCAGTTGCTTGAGCTTGTCCTCTTAATACTTCTGGTCGAACATCTTTTAAGGCGCTTTGTATTTGAGCCTCTCCTTGCCGAGCACCTGCACCGGCTTGGTCACCAAATCCCTGTAACTGCTTTCTTAAATTTTCAGCTTCAGACTGAGCTTGACCTTCTTGGTATCGAGACTCTGTCTTCGCTTGCGATACACCAGTACCTATATTAGAAGCAGCTCGATTCATTGCCATTTGGCCAGTGTCAGCTTGACCTCCAACCCTACCAGAGGCCATTAAAGCCATTCTCTGAGCTATCGCAGCTTCATCGGCAGAGCTTGCAGCGCCTTGTCTAATTAAATCTTCGCCTTCTCGCATACCAGCTTGAGCAAGATTAATTTGCCCGGGTATTTTTCTAGAAAGATCACCTAACTCTTGAGATGCACCTCGCATCATTGATCGCCCTTCGGCGTCGAGAAACTGTTGCCCCATGGTTGGATCATAAGCGCCAATGCTTTGCATATACAAAGCTCGAGCTTGAGGATCTCCATAGATACCAGCCGTTCCGGGATCGAATCCTTGCCCAGACTGACGATACATTCTTTCCGCTTCAGCAAGTTGGCCACCAAATCCACCAAGTCCTTGCGCTGCATTTCTAGCTTGTATTTCAAGCGGAGAAAGACCAGCGACTTGCTGAATCGGAATGGGAATCTGCTGGTTTATTAAACCTGGTTGATCAGGCGTTCCGAAGTAACTCGCCAAAAGGTTCCTTGAGGTAAGCTCTACCGCAGGATCATAATACTGCTGCGAAGCACTCGGAAGAACATATGGTTGTTCCTGATCAGTTAATACTGTTTCACTCATCGTGACATCCCCGCAGCTTTTTCGCCCATCTTCTGAAGCGCATACATAGCCCGTGCGCCTTCTCGTCTTTGATCGTGTTTGCCGCCATCAGCGCCCATCATATCGCCTATTCCTCGAACTGCTTTAGCGTTAACAACAAACTCACCATCGCTTAACATGGCCGGAATGTCATCAGATCTTTCAGTGCCAGGGCCGGATATTTGTCCGTTCTTTCTTGGGAAGTCAGTAGATCCACCTGCGCTAAATCCAGCAATACTACCTAAAGATCCGATACCGCCAATCCCTAACTCGCCAAGTCCTCCCCCGCTGATTTCTGAAATAGACCTATCAAAATCTTTTTTTCGCTGCTCCCATTCTTCTAAAGCGGTTTCGTATTCTTTTTGAGAAGCCATCTGACCTCTTCCGCTAAAAGGCGGAAAGTCAGACCGGACAGGTTTAGGATAAATGGATTCATAGTAATCGTCTGTTTGAATCTCAACATCAGAATCGATATCGTCTCTCGGTAAGCCCGTGTCCGTATCTCCAGGGGGCGTTGTTGTGCCACCACCTGTTGTGCCACCACCTGTCGAGGGTCTTTGATAAGTTGTTAAAGGACCAGAGCTTTGCAACGGTCTGCCACCGCCATAGTTTGCATACTGCATACCCTCAAGCCCTTGGTAGTTCATGCCGTAAGGCGTGATCTCACCGGAAGGTAGAAAGCTAGAGATGCCCCTGTATCGAGAATCCATTGTTTGCAAAGGACTTGGCGCAAACCGCTCAAAGTTTGCAGGATCGTTATAAACATTCATAGCCGCATTACGAGCAGCTAACTGCAAATCTTTGGGTTGAGTTTTATCTGTCGGCATAGTTGTGCCTCCTCCAGTTTGAGTTCCAGATCTATTCCCGCCGGAAGGCAAGTCTGGAAATTGAGGTATGTATACTGGCTCGTCATTAGGGCGTTGATCGTTAGGGCCATCCCTTCGATCTATTGGGTCATTAGGAGTCCCGCCACCTGTACCACCACCTGTCCCGCCACCTGTACCACCACCTGTACCACCACCTGTGCCACCACCCGTGCCAGTGTCTATAGGACCGGTTGTGGTGCCTCCGCCTGTACCATTATCTATAGGGCCAGTGGTCGTACCACCACCCGTGCCAGTGTCTATAGGACCGGTTGTGGTGCCTCCGCCTGTACCATTATCTATAGGGCCAGTGGTCGTACCACCGCCAGTTCCATCGCCTACTGGGTCAGGATCAGGCGTGGGTGTCGGTGTAACGGGCGTAGTAGGCGGAGGATCAGGGTCAGGCGTAGGTGTCGGTGTGGGTGTCGGTGTAGGCGTGGGTGTGCCACCACCGCGAGGATTGCCGCTACCTGGTAATGGAAACGTTGGAAATCCACCACCTGGAAAGTTAGGGATCCCGCCTATCTGAATGTTACCTTCGCCTCCAAATAATCTTCTTGCCCAAGCGGCAAGTCTTTCTAGAAAATTTGCGTCATCTTCTCCAGGCTCTTTTACCGGTCTTTCTTCGTCCTTGGTAACTGGGCTGGAGAAGTTATCAGTAACAGCAGGGTCACTTGCCTGATTATTTTGTGCGATAAAGATGCTCATCGCTTTTTGAAATTCAGAACGCTCTTCGTCGCTTATTTCGCCATCCTCATTACGATCAAAGTCGCTAATCTGAGGGCCTTCGTCAAAGTTAATATGGCTAAATGGCATATCAACGTTCAATGGAAGTTGTCCGCTACCAGAAAACTGTGATGCGGTGGGGACGCCTAGTGTACCGCCAATGTTTCCTAAGCTTGCACCTGGCAGTCCGCCAAAAAAATTTCCCCAGTCTGAAGATCCAGCGATATCAGAAAAACTCCCAATTCTTCCAATATCGCCAGTTCGTAAAGAGCCTCCGATGGAGCCACCCCCAATTATATCGCCACCGCCAAGGTTTGCCATCATTCGACCCGAACTTAAATTTGGCGTTCCGCCAAGGTGACTACCAATATGACCACCAGCCATCATCTTTATAGGTAACTTACGAATACTCATTTAACACTTCCATCGGCGTCTTGCTTGACGCAATCTAGAGTTTGGGTTTCTCGCTGCCTTTGGAAACTGCTTCATCTGTCCAGCGGACCTCGCGCAATATGATTTTCTTCTAGCTGCTCTCTTGCCTGTAGGCTTGCTCTCTGTAACAGCGGTCTGCAATTTACTACCAGGATTAGCGCGTTTATGCGCTCTAACCCCAGCCTCTGTCATGCCAGCGCCTTCTTCCGTCTGTCGGTAATTAGGCTTACTTCCAGAAGTAGTGCGCCTAATCGGCCTGCCTCTATTCTTCTTAGCGGCACCACCTACCCTAAAGTTTTGCACATGACGCTTAAACATTAAGAATACCTTGTCTTCTTTCTTCTACCTGGCATAACAGCACCGCAGCCTCGATGGTTGCTCTTAGTAAAGAACCCGCCATCTTTTGCGGTCCTGTACTTCTTTGTCTTATCAGCAATCTTCTTAGGCTGTGATGAGAACTGCTTGCCAGATTTTGTGTCCTCTCTCTTAGCCTTAGTCGTTGCCGCATACTCTTGGCTCGATAGCGCCTGTCTTGCTTTCTTGGGCAAGTACCGCTCGCCGGTAGCTTTAGGTCCCTGCGTAGACGGCTTGCCAGACTTTGTTCCCCAATCCTGCTTGCTCCACTGAGAAAGTTTGTTACTACTTTTTTTCTTCGGGCCTGAGTAAGTACCACCAGAACCTTTGTAATACTTTACAGCAAGTTGCATTGCTCGAGCAGAGTGTTTGCCACCCATCTTAGCCTTGGCTCTGGACTTAGCTGCCGCCCACTTTGCTGGATCTTTTTTGGTTGCTGTAGCTGTCATTAGTTTATCTTAGTTACTGGTCTTTTGTTAGGCAACATGCTAGAGAAACCTCTAGGTTTTACATACTGAGGTGGTGGTGCTTTAACGATAGAATCAACTCTCTTTATATCATTCATTAATCAATACCCACAGTTATAGAACCATTAGTTATAACCTGAACTTCTCCAACGCCGGTAGATCCCTGTAGGCCAGCGGTCGATGGCGTTGATATGTTTACAAACTCATTGCCAGTATAGACTTGTAGGGCATTTATACTTAGATTCCAAATGACATCGCCTGCGTTAAACTGTAATTCCGATATGCTTTGATTTGTAAACTGAGGCGTTGCGCTTGGATCATACGCATTTAAATTAAGCTCTATAAGCCTGATCGCCTTGTTAAATACATCCCTGCCAACAGTCTCAGAGTTGGCAAACGGCAGTGCCGTATTAAGTATCTTAGCCATTATCTGCGACCATTAGGTTGTATATCTAATCGCGTTCCCCCAATCCTAAAGCCAACATCTATCTTTTGAGTATTTGTGCCATCATCATCAGATTCAAATCGAAGAGCCGCCTGTCTTGCTCTAGCTCTCATATCTATCTTGTTAGTAGTGCTTGTGAATGACGATGTCTGATCTGTTGTAAAGCTCTGCCCAGGATAGTCTCTTGTCTTGATCTGAACGTTAATCGTTTGGTCAGAACCAGATCCTTGAAACTTAACATCAGGGATAAAACGTTTAATAAACTGAAAGTCTTCACCTTCGCCTATGTCAAAATCAGCACTCTGAACAAAAACGTTATCCATTGGCTCGCCATCCGCGTTATAGCCAATCTCATGAGAGTATAAGTACGGCGTGTCGCCATACTTACCAGCAGCAGTTGGAAGATTAAAGATACCCTCGTCCAACCAAGCTGTTCTAGATAGCTGGCCAATAGACCAAGTGTTTTCTACATAGTTAAACGTCACATAAAGATCAACGGCAGTGGCGCCAAGGCTGCAATAAAACCAGCTAACCTCATCAAACTGCTTGTTCAACGTACCAACAACTTGAAAAGATTGTCCTTCGTCAAGGTTATCAAAAACGTAAGAATGTACAGTGCAAGGGACGGGCTCAACAGATCCGTTATACCTGTAGAATCCTTTCTTATCCATCCAGAATATTCCAGATGGAGAGTTAACCATTGCATTTGGTCCAATCAAACTTACGCCTTCGTTTAAAAGATTAAGGCCAAAGGTTAACGGCGGTCCAATAAACTGTAGGCTATAAAGCGCAACGTCAGTCCAGATCAAAGTTTCTTGTCTAGCTCTTACAGCGCCAATAATCTCAGATCCAGCAGAACATCTTAAAGATCCTGCTGTGTTGTCGGACCTGGGCTCCCAGTCTGAAATGTTTTCTTGGTCAGAAAATGCTACAAGTAACGGATCAATATCACCGTTTCTTATTCCAGAAACAATAGGATCTGCGCCTAATACAATAGCGTGTCGATCAACGTCAGAGATAAGAACTTGAAGTCCTTTTGTCGGCGCAAGGTTAGAGCCAGCCAAAGAGTTTAACGCCACAGCCCTAGTATTAAGTCCGTTAGACTTATCCCAATAGTAAAGTCCTCCAGCTCTTGGGCAGGCAAACAGATCTTCACCAAAGTTATCCATAGACCACAGCCGAAGCTGGTTTGCATCTGTTAAAGAGCTAGTTGAACCCCAAGTTCCAGAGCCCCATCCGCCAACACCCCAACCTGTACCGTCAACAAAGACATCTAGACCAACTGTTATTTGATACGCAGCAACAGTAGAAGATCCGCCATTACCAGTATCACTGCCATTAGCCGTGACTGTAGCGCCATCTGTGTCTTTTGCCGTGATGGTATAGGTGTTTGTCGTTGGGACTGAAACAATCTGATATTCTTGGTTTAAAACGTCTGCAATAATGTTTCCGCCTAATGACGCTGCATCTGAAAAAGTAACAAAGTCGTTTATGTTTGCGCCATGGTTTGAATCAGTGATCGTTAAGGTTGAAGAACCATTGACAGCGGCAAAGGTCGCAGCGCCTGCAGCAGAAGTCTTTCTTATAGGGGTGATATCGTTGTAACTAGAACCTTCCTGGATGTACAGCTTGTATCGAGTTCCTAGTCCAAGAAGCTTTGTGCCGTCTAAGTCAACCCAGGCGTGTAGCTTTCTGCCAGTTCCTTCATAAGAGACAGATATATATTTTTCCCAACCGCCTATCTTTTCAGCAAATCCTTTTCTAAACCTAACAAGATTGCCATCAAACCAGCCTCCTTCCGCAGTGTAGCTAGTTCCCTGCTTGTTTATACCTGGATTAAATATAAATTTTTGTAAAGGCATTTTATCTAACCTGATATTCTCCAGAGCTAATCATCTGGCAAATTTCTAATGAGCGGTCGCCAACCTGTTCAGCCCAGCGACTACGGTAAAACTCTTGTCCAGCTTCCTCGTAATTACCAGTAGCCATATGGCCAAGAGCTTTGACGAATGTTCTAAGTTTGGTCTGTCCAAGATTGAATGACAAGTCGATTATGGCGTCTTGACGCACGCTGTCTAAACTTGAGAACCATTCATACTCTTGGGTTAGCTCTTTTCGGCAGCGTCTAATATCATTAACTAGCAAATATTCTATTTCGTCATCAGAAAGTCCAAGGCCAGATTCACTGATATTCCTACCAACGCCAATGGTCTCGTACCCAGCAGAGCACATATAGACCTTATCTCTAACGCCTTCGTGCCGCTTTAGCATATTAACTAATCGCATCATTCGTCATGCTTGTGAGAAGCCCCGTAATAAAAACTTATGATAGATGAGACGATCCCACCCAAATAACCAAGCACAAGATTAACAATGCCATTGTCTGTAGCAACAGGGTCTTGTAGCGTGACCAGCGCGATGTAACCTCCGAAGAATAGAACGCAAGCAACCGCAATAAATTTTGGCGTCCAGTCACCTTTGAAAGCCATTCGCGCATTCTGGATATCATCTGTTTCAAGTTTGAAAACATCTACATCCAGCTCCTTCATTCTGGTCTTGAAACCGAGTTCAGCTTTCTTGATGTCTGCAAGCTGTTCAGGGGTTGCCGCTTGGATTGCGGTAGTGATTGATTTTTCGTCAGTCTTACAGCCAAGCACACTGGCGATTGTTTGTGCCGCAGCACCACCTAAAGGCCCACCGAGCGCCTTCCCAATAGTAGGGGCTAACGTACCGATTAATCCTTTAATTGCGTCAAATTTCATTGTGCTATTACCAAGCCAACGATGGCTATTAAAGAAGCAATCATGACGGGGTAGATACCCCAGATCATTCGCTCTAACTTATCAAAGCGTTGTGACCCGGAGTCTAACCGCTCTTTAATTGACTCGTACCGCAGGCTGCATTCAGCCTCATGAATCTCAATCTTCTTTAACGCTTTGCTGGCATGAGTCTCGGCCATTAGTTCACCAATTCTGCTTCAGGTTCTTCAACCACTTGGATTGATTCACGCAGAGCGTTTTCACGGAAGCCTAATGCAACCTGTAAGTTAATACTTTGCTGCTGTGCTGCCGCAATTTGATTCTGCAAATCAGCAAGCTGTTTACGCAGGTTAACCACTTCGACGTAGTGCACTTTGGTGTCGTTACCAAGTTCATTTACGTCATACTCCTGATCGTCGATGGTCAGAATTACGGGTTGCTGCTCTTGCTGCTCACTCATACCTACTCCTAGTTTATTTATTTCGATTATTCCACAGCTCAAACAGTATTCGGATCTTCTCCTTAATCTGCTCGATATCAGCGTGCATCTTGGCAAGCACGATAACCAAGGTTACAAATCCCAAGGCGATGGGCCATATTGCCCCAATAGCGTCTAGTACGTCCATACCTACTTCACAACCGCATATATTATTGTGAAGCAGGCGTATAGCCCGACAGCAACCAAGATACATCCAACTGCAAGACCTGCGTAGTGCATCCGCTGGTTTATCTTCTTTGCGTGTGCATTCTTAGCCTCTAATCGCGCCTTGCGAGCCTTAGCTTGAAACACAATAAAGTCGTCCCACAATCCAGCCCTACCATGATATAGCATAAAATCTTGCAGCTCTTGCTCTGCCTTAGCTATTTGCTCAAGAGCCATAAACTCTTCAATGTCACTGCTAAATAAAGACTTCTTGTTCTTTTGTTGCCTAGCCTTTAGATCTTCTTTAGCATTGACCATCTGGCCTATCTGGCCGAAACAATCGTGCAAGTCCTTGCCGTTTCCAATGAGCTGCTTGACTACTCCAAAAGCAGCATTGAAAGCGACAAGCTCTGCAATCATTACCAAGGCTTCCTTCTAAGACGCGGTGTAGCCATTACCTGAGCTGATAGCAGCATTAGCAGCGGTCATGTCTTCACTACCCCAATCTTCTTTAGCAACCATAAGCTCAAGGTGCTGAGTGTTGCGGTCAACACAGTCTTGACGGTCTTCGGCAGAATCTTCTGCCATAGAGTCGCCTGCGATAATCGCGTTGATAAGAGCTACACTGTCACCCATTGCTGAGTAGTCTTGTGCTAGTTGTTCTGCTGTTCGGTCTTCCATTGTTTATCTCCTTTTAAGATTCTAGTGCCTCAATACGGGCGGTTAATGATTCAATCAGAGCTTGTTGCTCTTGGATAGCTTTGACAAGGATTGGTACAAACTTGCTGTACTGTAGACCCATCTGCTTACCGTCATCTGTGTGGCTAGAGACTAGGTTAGTTTTGTTTTCTTTTGTGTACCCTGCGGCAATTTCAAGGGCTTCAACTTCTTGCGCTTTAAAGCCAATGTCCAACCAATCTTCTTTGTGAGTTCCGTCTGGGGTCTGTGCGTTAAGATCGTAGTCTTCAGCAGACTTATCGCCATACTTGCTACGCTTGTCCCACTTGTAGGTAACAGGTGCTAGAGCTTTTACAAAGTCTAAGCCAAGGTCTAGGGCTGTGAAGTCTGTTTTGTCTCGCGCATCAGAGGATACTGTCCAATCTACCTGTATGTAAGCATTAGTAATATTTTCATCGCCTAAAACTATCCTATTGTCTTGCGAAGTCATGTTGCCGCCGGGGCTTCCAGTTTCTCCTGAGTCATGTCCTAACATCATATTGTTAGTACCACTGGTTATCCTATTTCCCGCAGTAGCTCCAAGAGCAGTATTATCTGCACCAGTACACTCATTTAACGCACCAAAACCAATACCAGTATTGGCATCACCACAATTTGAAGATAATGCGGCCCATCCCATAGCCGTATTGTTATCACCATCATCAGTAGCATCACCTGCAAGACCACCCACGAATGTGTTGTTTACACCTGTGGTTACTGCTCCACCTGCTAAAGCACCAACAGCGGTGTTGTAAGTATTTGTTGCGCTTGTAAAGTTTTGATCGTTTAAAGCACCATAACCAATAGCTGTAGTATAACTACCTAAAGTATCTGAAGTTATTGCTTGTTGTCCTAGTGCAACATTGTAATCAGCGTCTGTTAGTGCATCCCCTGCAAGATCACCAATGAGGGTGTTACGAATGCCTGTGGTTACTGCGGTTCCTGCATTATTACCCACCGCAACATTAGAAGCGCCTGTGGTGTTTGCGCTTAAAGTTCCAAAACCAAAGCCAGTGTTGTAAGACGCTGTGGTATTAGCGTCTAAAGATAGAGCACCCACGGCGGTGTTTTGAATGCCTGTAGTGTTAAGTTCTAACGCCTCACTTCCTAGCGCCGTGTTATTTGTGCCAGTAGTGTTTGACTTCAAAGTCTCAAAACCAACAGCAGTGTTGTTAGATGCTGTAGTGTTTGCTGCTAAAGCACCATGTCCAAGACCTACATTTTGGACACCTGTAGTAGTACCAGCTAAAGCATTACTACCCATAGCTACGTTATAGCCACCAGTTGTACAAGCAGCTAAAGCTAATGTACCAAAAGAATTATTATGTGCGCCTGTAGTGTTGGCACCTGAAGCTCCATAACCATAAGCGTTGTTATTAGAACCTGTAGTATTTGCATCTAGTGATGTTGAACCTACTGCAACATTAAAAGTACCTGTGGTGTTTGCGAATAAAGCGTTCATTCCCACAGCAGTATTATCATTTGCTGTAGTGTTGTTTAATAATGCTTGTGTACCTACCGCTGTGTTTTGAGCACCTGTAGTTGTACCACTTAAAGCATAATTACCCACTGCGACATTATTAGCGCCTGTAGTAATCGCATCACCCGCCAAGCCTCCAATTAAGGTTACGCCTGTTGCTGTGGTTAC